ACTAAAGTAAAAGGATTAGTTCCAGTTGTAGTACCTGTTCTTTGGAAATATTGTAAATTTTGTTCGATATTTTTTACGCGATTTGCGTACTCAGTATCATTTTGTGGCACTCTGTACATTTGATTTAAATCGTCTTCATACCTTTCAAATATATTTTGTTGTACCTGCGTAGCTACTTTATTGAACTCGTCAGGTGTCATATATCCTCTTTGTTGTTGGTTGAGTATTAACAAGACTGTTTTATATACAGTGTTTACGTTTATTGCCATTTATTTTTTTTTATTACTAGGAAGGATCCTCCCGAACTTCCGAACTCCCATTGGCTCCCCGGCTATATCGCTACAACTGAAAGGAGTTTGGTGGGGGTTTGGTGGAAGTTTGGAAGGGTTCCCAGTATTGGGTGAATCATAGTACATCTGTGCAAACCTGTTCTGAATACAGTAATCATAACATGGTTTTCTAGTGCTAGTGGACTAACCCTATATTAGTATCACTTGTTATTAAAGTTTTTTATCTATTGTTTTATAAACTTCAACACCTTCGTCTGTTTTAAACCATGCAGCTAAAGCTGTATATGGGTTTTCATCAAAAGGTACTGACATTAGTTTTCTTTTATTTTTACCAAAAGTAAACGTTCTTTGATCTTGAGATAACTGTATAATTCCTGCTTCATTTGCTTTTATACCAAAGTTTCTTAGCATTACGTTTTCATCTTTAGCTAATTCAATAAATAGCCTAGGATTTCTTTTTGCAAATAATAAAATATCTCGTTTTAATTCTTTAGAGCTTAATGAACTAACCGCTGAACCTTGATCTACTCTTAGTATAGCTTCTGCTTGTTCTACATCCATGTCTCGTGCTGCTGTTAATGCTATAATTTCTAGTTCTAAATCAACTAGTTGATCTTGAGCAACTGCTTGAGGTTTGTGTTCTGCATATCTACCATTACAATCAGGGTGATATAAAGAAAGGAGTTTTTGTAAAGCTTGTTTTTGTTTAGGAACAATAAGTGTTCCGTCTTTAAAAATAATATGTTGTAAAGTTACTTCTCCTTTTTGTTCATCAACAAACGGTGAGTTTTGATTAGTAGCGTATCTTAACGCTCTTTGCTCGTTTGTTTTTTCATCAAAATATAATAACGGATATTTTTCCGTGTGTCTTGATTTTAATGTATAAGTTAAAGGTTCTTTATCTCCTGTTAAATAATAAGTTCTATCTTTTATTTCCCAATCTTTCTTTGGGCTTTTTTCTTTTGTTGACATAATATAATATAATTAAATAGTTAAAAAATAAGAGTAATAATTACCCCCGTAGTTTTTACGAGGGTAAATATTACAATAAATATTAAGCTGTAAATAATACGAAGTTATTTCTAGCTTGTACACATAAACATCTTTCAGATAAGAAGTTTACTTCCATTGCATCTAAAGTAGAAGTTGCAGCACCGCCAACAGAACCTGTTAACCATGATTTCATTCTTCTATCATCTGCTTGTGAAGCTCTATATCTTACATGTAAGAAAGGACGTCTGATGTTTGTTCCAAGTAACTGATCGTATACTGTAGAAGTTCCAGCAGGAACTAATACACCATCGATATTGTCACCGTTAACAAATGATGCAGAACCACCTCTTGTGGATGCGTCGTTAAGGTATTTCCATGAAGTTTTGTAGAAATCATAAGAACCTCTTCTAAATCCAGAGAAACCTAAGTTAAGCGCCATGTCTTCAGAGTTTTCAAATACACCGTAAGATGTACCACCAGCTCCGTAAGAGTTTTGTTGTGCTAACATGTTATCAAATAATAACTCAGTTTTTCTATCTAAGAAAAGCATGTTTTCTTCAATTGCTCCTTGTGTATCTAGATTTTCTAATACAGAATCAAAATCCTGTAAAGATCCAGCGTATCCTGAAAGTACGTTACCACCATTATTAATAGCAGCAAATAAACCTTCAGTACCTATTGATCCAGCACCACCACCTGCAGGCAGAGTAGTAAATGAAGGAACGTTTGCAATTATATTTGCAACTTGACCAGCCGTAGCTAATTCACCTTCAATCATTGCCATTTCTAAGTAATCTTCGAATCTCATTCTAGTTTCACCTTCAGCTTTTAGATACCATAAGTATCCAGAAGTTCCGTCTTCACCAGCAACTTCAACCCAACCTATTTGAGCAGCGTCAGATCCACTAACAGCGTATCTATCTCTGATTATGATTGGTTTGTTACTAAATGTAGTAAGAACTGGTTCAATTGACTGACCTGATGCAGTACCTAATGTAGAACCTTTTGCAAATTCTGAACCGTATACAAATACTTTTAGTCCAGCTAAAGCAACAGCGCCAGCGTTAACTGAAGCTCTTGTGTAAGGCTCAACTATTACCGCACCAGTTGCTGGAGCAGCCACAGCACCAGAAGAAGCTACAAGAGCTTTTACTGTAAATGCAGGGTTAGCAGGATCCATAATTACTACTGTCATGTTAGGGAAAATAGTATTTACGATTCCAGCTCCAATTGGAATTGTTAAAGTATTGTCAGCAGCACCAAAACCACACGTTACATTTTCATATGCAATGTGTAATCTATTTTGCTCAGACCAAATTACTTGATCAGACATCATTGGCATTTCAGCGCCAACCATTCTTAAGAAGCCAGCTAACGTTCTGTTTCCATAACGCTCTACCTCTGCTTCATATATTTCTGGTAGATATTGTTGTGCGAAGTCATTTCCTGCGCCACTGTTAAAATTTAAGTAGTTATCTACTAAAGTTTGTGGTTGTTGCGAAGGTACAATGCTCCCAAATTGAGGACTTAATAAACCCATTGTTTTCTAATTTTTAATTGTTAAATTTACTTTTTTTAATTTTCAGTTTTGAACTATCTACTCCGTCTATAGCACGAACTTTTAAACCTCCAATATAAATATCACCCTGTGTTTGGCGTATAGCAGAATCAGGATTTTTAGATCCTTGAACCACATTTTTTATACCATCTGATTTACCTTGTTCGTAAAAATGATTTACTATTTTGTCTATATTAGACGCAGCATACATAGCTTTATGATAACCTTTCGTATCTTTAACATTACCTTCGTTGTCTAGGAACTTCCCGACAAAGTTATTTAAATTTGACTGGTTTTCTGCAAGAGCATTTGGATCTTTAACACCGTATTTAAACTTCTTTTCTCCGACTTCGAAATCAAAACCTTTGAAATCATCGTTTAAAAGTTGTTTAGTAGTGTCAATAAATCGCTCATGCTGTTGTTGAGCTAATTCTTGTTCGTTGTTGTAGCGATTGAAAAAATCTACAGCTTTTTGTTGTTCTTGATTTACGCCCGGTCTTAACTTAATCTCGTCGTAATATTTGTCTTTCAAGTCTTCTAAAAAGTTTCTAGCTTTAGCAACCTCTTCTTTTTTAGCGAGTTTTTTTCTTCTGATGTCACGCTCTTCATCAATATCTTTATCAAATGAGAAGTTTTCTTCCATTACAAATGTAAGGTCTTCTTGCGTCAAATGAGGTTTAGTATTTTTATAATATTCTTGTAATAAAACATCTTCGTTTACGTTAGTATAATCTGCATTTAATCTAACATAATCTTGAAGATTACCACCAGTCTCATGCATAAAGCTTACTAGCTTTTCTACATTATCAGGTAAAACAATTTTATTTGTTTGCTTTACGGGTTCTGGTTGTACTTGCTTTTGTTCCATCTCTGAAACTTCTTTAATAGGCGAGTTGGACTCTTCAACGGTTGTTGCTCCTCCAGTGTCCAGCGCTTTGCCATCTCCGGTTTGTTCGACCACATCCACCTTCTTTGTTTCTCCGATTTGAATGGCATCTGTTTCTTTTTTTTCTGTTAAGTTAACTTTAGTAGGTTCTTCAATTTTAGCATTAGCTTTCAGTGAGGTGTCTACTTTTGAAAGATCAATTTTTACTGGCTCTTCTTTTTTGTTAAACTTTTTTGGAGTTTTAGGTTTTGATTTCATTTTCATATCTCCACCTTCTGACTTAACTGTTTCAGTCACTTCAGCACTAATTTTTGTTTCTTCTGACATAATATAATATAATTAAATAATTAATAAATAGTTTTTAACTACTTTGTTGTTCAAAATCAATTGGCATTAGATCGTTGTTTCTTTGATCAATCATTTGACTTTGTTGATTTCCTTCAATCTTAATACGTTTATCTTTACGATCTTCAATTAAAGCTTCTTTTTGTTGCATAGCTTGAACTTCCATTTGTTTAAGCTCCAAATCAAATTGATGTTGGATTTGCATTTCTTGTTGTTTAATTTGAAAAGCTGTTTGTAATCTTTGGATTTCCATTTGATTTTTAGCTTGTTCAATTTGTATTTCTGTTTGAGCAAGAGCTTGTTTCTTTTGCATCTCTGCAGCAGCAGCTCTTTCAGAAGCTTCAGCATTTGCGTCAGCTTGAGCTTTAACCATAGCTTGTTGGTTAGCTTGCTCTCTTTGTTGTTTCTTTTTACGTTTTTGTTTTAAAACATCATTAGCTAATTTAAGGTTTTTAATATTACGTATATCAATAGCATCTTCTAAATCAATACCGCCTTTTTGTAAAGCCATTTGTATGTTTTGTTCCAACTGTGCTTTTTCTTCTTCTTCTGGTTCTAGTTGTAAGTAAATACCAAAATCGTGAAGATTTAAATTTTGTATCTCTGATAAAGTTGCAACGTTATATGTTGATACAGAGTTTTTTAAAGAGTTTAAAGTTAATGGAAAATTTAATGAATCAGCTATTTTTAAAGAAATATTTTCACATGTTCTAAGTGTTAACCATAAACTTGCTTGCATTACGTGTCTTGTAGCAGTGTTTGAAGCGTTGACTGCCATTTTTTGTAAACCAACTAAAGTATCTTTTTCTGGAGCACTACCATCTCTAGCTTCGTTAAGCCCGGTTACATCACGTATCATTTGTAAATAATACTGATACGTGCTTATTAAAGCTTGTATTTTGTTTCCACCACCACTTGATTGTAGTTCTTGAATAGGAACCTTACCAGCATTCATTTCTCCTTCTTGCGTAAGAGATCTACCAACAATAGAACCTGTTTGAAAATACATGTTAAGTGCTTCTGCTGGGTTATAATTTGTACCATTACCTAAATCAACTTCAGCTAAACCGTCCATATCTAAGAACACACCATCTGGCACTATTCTAGACATAACTTGTTGTAACTTTAAATGCGTTAATTGAATCATGTCAGCAAAACCTGTTATTTTACTTACAATAGAATCAATTTTACCTTGATACATTCTTGGTGCACATATAGTGTAACTCATTTCTACTTTTGTAGTATCAGCCATAGGTCTTGTCATGTTATTTGCAAGCTCCCACTCTATTAACTGATTGTTACCTATTACTTTTACACCTTTGTAAAGTACTTCTATTTTTCTACCTACTCTTTCAAATCCATCGTTTGGCGGAGGATTAAAAGTATCAGGTTTTTCTAATGCTTTTTCTAAACCAAAATCAGTTTGTTTTATTTTAAATACTTGCTCATTATAAGTTTTGTATTCAAAAAACAATACTTGAACAGTGTTTTGATCGTAAGTTTGCCAACCATATAAACTACTGTAATTTGATTGTGCTCTAGTTTGTTGTATTTTTGTTAATTCTTCTTCAGTTAGATTAGGAAATTGTTTAGCTATTTCAGGTATAGTTAAAGCTTTAACTTCGCCTACATAATATATATCTTCAAAATGCGGATCTTCTGTATAAGAATATATTAAATTAGAAGGATCAACATAGTCAAGCTTAACTCCATTAGCAGGATTCCAACTTGTTTTACAAGCTCCAATACCTAAAGTAACAAGATCATAATTAAATCTTTTCTTTATGTTATCAAATCTATTTTTTTGTAAAGTATTGTTTATTACCTCTTCTTCAGCTATTTCCACAGATTCTTTATAAGATAACTGCATGTGCAAGTCTAATTCTTCTTGATTTTCTGGTAATTTAGCTTCATCTGTTTGATACTCGTTAACTCCTAGCGTGCTCTTTAATTCATTAAGATAAGGTCTAGCCATCATGTCTTGCAGTATAGCTGTAGCATAATCAGTTCTTTTCTTTAATGAAACTGGATCTTGAGCAAAAGCTTTTATATCATAATGCTTGTTATTCATGCCGTTTGCAACAATATCAACAAACTTAGATATAACAGGAACTGGTTTCCAGTCTAAATTTAAATAAGACATGTCACCATTAATAGCTAACTCATCTTTGTATTTTTGCACAGGCTGTTCTCCTCTAGCATATAATCTTAAACCGTGGAACCTATTAAATGTATTAGCAAATCTAGTACCATTACCACCTTGTCTCCACCACTCGCTTTCTATAGCTTGTGCCACTTTTCTTCCATATTCTTCAGAAGACTTTTCAACATCTGGCACTGTTTGGCTAGGAAATGCACTATTTGGATTTGCGTATGTATTCATTTATTTAATTATTTTTGAAAGTATACCTTTATTATCGTACGTCTTTATACCAAGACTTATTTTTTCTCTTATTTTTCTATTCACTGGAGCATATCTATTTTTGTTACAAGCCATTAAAGCTAAACCTGAACTAATAGAAGCATCATGTGTTGTTCTGTTATTTATATTAAATCTCGCCCAATCTTCTAATGTTCTTTGAAAATACATATCTCCATAGTCATCACCATTAAAACCAATTGCACTTTCTACATAAGTCTCAATAGCGGCAGCGTGTGCTTGTATTATATCTTGACTTGAATTAGGTATTCCACCTATGTCTCTTTCTGTTACTGAAAGTTTACTATATTTTTTATCAGGTCTATTCATTGAAAAACCTCTATAACCTCTACGTTTAAAATGATAAAGTAATCTAGGTTTGTTGTTCTCACATAAAATTGGCATCCCATAAAAAACACAAGCCTTTAAAACATCTTCAAAAAATATTTCAGCAGTTTGTGGACGAGCGATATATTCTAAAAAGAAATGATCAGCAGGAGCGTCTTCCATGCTAAACTTAGTTAACCCGTGCAAGGATCCATTAGAACCTCTCTTGTCAACTGTTCCTGATATATCATAACTATCACAGCCAAACGCACCTACGTGTTCATTGCCTGGATATTTAATTCCGTTTTTAATTATAAATCTATTTTGTAAATTTAAACCTGGAACCCATGTTATATAAAATCTTCCTTTTGAGTTAGGAGAAAATATAACTCTTGTATCAATTATACCGTTTTCCCATTGAAAATTTCCTCTAGTAACTAAGTTTTGAGCTCTTGAGTCTTCATTGTAATCTATTTGTTGGTAAATTTTAGTTAGATTAAATAAAGACATTTTAGACTCATCTCTAAAAGCATGCTTTGTTGTTCGTGGAAACTGTCTATAAAATTCGTTTAACCCGTCTTGATCATCTTTTAAACCTTCTACTTCATTCTCCCAGTACTCAATAACCCCAATTTTGATTGGTGTTCCATGAGGTCCATACACTTTTTTTGATGGTGTGTCGAAGACAGGATAGCCATAAGAATCAATGTATCCTTCGTAATTCCATTCCATAGGTATGAACAAAGAATAGAGTCCTGAACGAGTTTGTCCATTGGCATTTCTTTTTGTAACATCTGAGTCATCGTATAATTTTTTGAAGTTTCTACCACCTTTATCTAAAGCGTTTGATGTTGATCCCATCATACATTTACCTATAATTCTAGAACCTAGTCTTAATGTTGTTTTGGTAACACGCCAGTTGTTTTGTATATCATTAGGTCTTTCCCATTTACCACTCTCATCATGTACTAATAACCTTAGTTTTTCACCATCATAAGCATTGTCACCAGTATTTTTCCAGTCAATAGTCGTATCAAGTCCAGCAAGTTCTTCGTTTTTTTCTGTAGATACTATAGACCT